TTGTTTTTTTTGTCTATTTCTTTAATTAACAGAGGTATTTTTTTTTGCTTTCGGATTCCTTATTTATTTACTGCCTTTTGTTTGGGCGGTCAAATGGGCGGGAAGAGACTACCCTTTGTTTAAAAGTCTTTAAAGGTTTTAAAATACTCTTTAAGGGGTTACGGGGGGTTAATGGGGCAATGTCAACGGGGTTTGGTGGTGGTCGTGGTGGTGGTGGCGGGCAAACTGCGACAAAAGGCAAACAATTAAGCGTGTCGGTGGTGGTGTAGATCAAAACAAAAAGCCAAAAAAATCAAGGCAAACCGAAATAAAAAACATCAAACGAAAAATAAAAAAGTCGTTTCTTTTTTGGGGTAAGTTGCTGTAAACTTTATATTACCCGATACCCATATATATCTAATAATTTTTTTTTGTATATTTGTATAAAACAAACGCATTATGGAAATGAGATTCACAAGTTTAGGTGGTTTAGATGTTAAGGACGGAAGACTTATCAATGACAGACCAACAGGTATGACAGGTATTGCACAAGCAGCTATGATTAAGAAGAGTATGTGTAGAGCAAGACGAGTAGATGAGATCGCTGACGGCATTGAACTAGCTGAAGGAAGAAAAGGTTTTTATAGAATGTAGTTGATTTGATTTGATTGATTATGGAAAGAGGGAGTGATTACCCTCTTTTTTTTGTTCCAAACTTTAGTACACCTACAAAGAATATATCCTATACCTTACTAATTACAATTCAGTTTATTTGTCAAAAGTAGATATATGTGCTTGTTTCAACATAGGTATGTTGATTTGTACGTTGATTTTATTTTTCTAACTTCTTGATACTTAACTACTTATTCTTTTTATGTTGATTATGTTAAAAAAAAATAGTATATAGATAGAGAAAAGAAATAAAGAATTATACTACTACTACTATATATAGAAAAAATTTTCGACAATCAACATTTCTTAAGATAAATAAATATTGTATATTTGTTTAAATTAAATTTAAATCAAATGTCAGAATCAGGATATACTCCTAAGCACTTATTATTTAATGATGAGGGCAGGGAAAAATTATTCAAAGGAATAAGCAAAATTGCAAACGCAGTTAAGTCTACACTAGGGCCATCCGGCCAAACAGTATTAATAGAGTCACCTAATCACACACACGGAATCACAGTAACTAAAGATGGAGTTACGGTTGCTAAAGCAGTTTCTTTATTAGACCCTACAGAAAACCTTGCGGTACAAATGATGAAGGAAGCTGCAGACAGGACAGCATCTTCTGCAGGTGATGGAACAACTACTGCTATTGTATTGACTGAGGCTATAGTTAAGGCCGGGTCTAGTTTAATAACAAAAAAAGATAACAAGACTCAGGTGTTAAGAGACTTAGTAGAAGAAACAAATAAGGTTGTAGATAATTTAAAACATAAATCTAAAAAAGTTTCTGACAAAAGATTAAGAGATGTAGCAACTATATCTGCAAACAACGATAAGAACTTAGGGGACATTATTTCGGAAGTATATAATAAGGTTGGACTAAATGGATTGGTTACTGTTGATCGTTCTCAAACCCCCGACACTCACTATGAGTCTACAAATGGACTAAAAATAGACAGAGGTTATGACTCGTCTTTATTTATAAATAATCAAAAGAAGGATGAGTGTATTTTAGAAGATGTTCATATTTTAGTTAGTGATGCTCCAATTAACAATATACTTAATATTGAGAATGTACTAAAACCAATTATACAAGATCATAAGAAACTATTAATTATTGCACCTGTAGATAATAATGTGGTTAATACATTAGCTGCTAATGTTATGAAGAACGGATTAAAGGTGTGCACTATTGGCCCACCTAACTTTGGATATAAGCAACACGAACTAATGCAAGATATTGCTATTAGTGTTGGTGCTACTTACTTTAGTGAAAAAACAGGAGATGACTTGTCATTGATGACGTTAGATGATTTGGGTCACGTAGCCAAGTTGATAGTTGGTCGTGATTCGACCGTCATCATTAAAGACAATGATGAAGAGTCTCAAGAAGTATTAGATAGAGTTGAAGAACTAAAGGATGCTCACAAAAGAGAAAACAACAAAACAAATGCTGAATTTATTCTTTCTAGAATAGCTTCCTTGACAGGCGGGGTAGGTGTTATATATGTAGGGGGTCAAACAGACCTTGAGCAGAAAGAACTGTATGACCGTGTTGATGATGCTGTGTGTGCGGTGCGTTCTGCTTTAGAAGAAGGCATACTGCCGGGTGGAGGATCTGCACTTTATCAAGAGTCTTGTAATTTAAAAGAAAAAACATTAGCTCAGAAAATTTTAAAAGAAGCACTTCGTGCTCCTTTGTTACAAATTTGGGAGAATGCAGGGATAAAATATAGTGACAACTATGAAAAAACAAAAATAAAATACGATGATGGCTTTGATGTTAAAAATCAAGAATGGGGGGATATGTATAAAATGGGCATTATTGATCCATTGAAAGTTACTAAAGTTGCTTTACAAAATGCAGTATCAGTAGCAGCCACTATATTATCTACCAATGCTATTATCACAATGGCTAGAACATATGAAGATAAGTAAAGAATATATTGAATTATTAATTAAGGCATATCCAAATGATATGTTATTAGGAGCACAAATAAGAAAAGAATTTTATGAAGCCGATAGGGAAGTACATACTACTACAAGAAATTAAAGAAGAGATTAAAACACAATCAGGGTTATTGCTTTCTGCAGAAGACGCAGGTAACATTAGATATAAGAAAGGAACAGTTATAGTTCCGGGAACTGATGTTACAGTTATATCATCGGATGATATTATTTTTTACGATACAAGAGCAGGATACACAATGATTATTAAAGGAGAACAGTATACTGTTATTTCTGAGAGAGATGTCGTTGTTGTCTTATAAACTTATTCATTTTTTTAATGTAGTTTCTGTATACTTTATCTGTGTATGAAACTTTTCTTAAAAAAACAGGATTAGTAGATGCACTTTCAGGAATTTCTTCTCCTTCTAGTTTCTTATATATAGATACTATAACTCGGTTGGCTTTATATGAAAGCTGATATATTGCTTTCTTTTTACCACTTCTTTTCCTAAATACCTCTATCCACTTTTGACTTCTTAATCTTTCAAATCTATTTTTGTCCCAACTAAGTAGTTCATCAAATTCAGCAAAATCGTCTTTTCCAAAATACTTTTCTGAATGTAAAAACAATAAAACATCTAGGTCTGCAGTAGTTATACCATATTTAGCTTTTATAAAATATCTTACTACCCTCCAATACTTCAGGTAATTATTCATTCAATTAAATTTATTAACTTTGTAAACAAATATAAACATAAAACTTAATATATGAGTTGTGCAGGTTTAACAGGATTAGCTAAAAAAAATTGTGAAAAAAAACAAAGAGCAGCCGCTAATAAAAAAAAAGATGAAGCAGCCAAAGATGCACTTAATAAAAAAAACAAAAAAAGCTCTGATGATTTTAAAAAATCTGTTGCTGACTTATCTAAAATTAAAAACAAATTTAAGTATAAAGTAAGAAAAAGAAATCGGGACTCTACCCCACAAACATCTAGTGCATCAAAAACAGGATTTGGAGGCAGTAAATTAGGAAAAGGAACTAGACTTCAAAGAAAAAAAGGAAATAGAAGCAAAAGATAATAATATAAGTTAATTAATTATGGCAAACGGAGAAGTAAGAAAAGCTAGAAAAGAAGTTAAAGAAGCAAAGGTTAAGAAAAAAGTTGACAAGAAAGTTGCTAAAGCAAAACTAAAAAAAGCTTTTAAAAACGCAATAGGAGATAAAGTTGGTGTAGCTAAAGCCAAAAGAAAACTAAAAAAAACACAATTAAAAGGAGCCAAAAAGCTTGTTAAAAAAACATCAATGTACGGTGAAGATGCAGGGAAAAGGGTAGGTATGGATTTAAATAAATCAAATTTTCAAAAATTGTTAAGGTCTAGAGCTTTTAAAAAAAATGAAGCAAAAGCAGCCGGCACATCTGTTAGAAAAAAGACTAAAGCTGATGTTAAACAAGTTAATTTAGATAACAAAAAATCAAACAATCCGGAAAGATTTAAAAGAAACAGATTGACAGGTAAAGTTGTACGTAAAAAAACAAAATAAATAAAAATACTTGGAAGATGGATTACTGATAGCATTATTATCAGCCTTTGGTGTAAAGGAAATTTGGTCAATCATTAAAAAAAAAATGGACCAAGATGAAAGAGAGTCTGATAAATTAGACAACCTTTCATTAAAAATAATTGAAGAGCTAAAAGATAAAATAGATAGCTTAGAAATAAAAATTGAAGAGTTGATTAAAGAGAACACCGACTTAAAAATTAAAGTAGCAAAAATGGAGGAAAGGTTAATCAAAAGTGCAGCCCATAGTAAAAAAAGAAATGGAAAAAAAAACCTCTAGTTGGTTTGTAGACCAATATAACCGGAACAGAAGTTATAAAGAGTGGATAATAGCATATAAAGACATAAAAAATAATTTAAATGGCAAAGAAAGTAAGTTGGAAATGGGGAGGAAAAACGTATAGCGGTATGTTAATACCTAGTAAAGAAACTAAAACTCACAGATACGCAAGAACTACTAATGGTAAAATTAAATCTTTACCTAAAAAGAAAAAGTAATGGCAAATAAATTTAAAGTACACAAAATGTACAGTAAAACAGGAATAGTGAAAACTGCTAAAACAATGGCAGATCATAACCGATTAAAAAAACAAGGCTATACTCATACTAAGAAAAAGTAATGGCAAAGAAAAAAGGAGAAGTAGATAAAAGAACTTGGAAAGTAAAAAGTAAAGAAGAGTTAAAGAAATCCTCTATAACAAAAAGGGGAAAGACTAAGCTAAGAGAAAGCTATAGGGAGAAGGGTTCACAGTCTAATAATACTGACAAAGAAGCTGCTAAGTCTAGCACTTTATCAAGAACTAGGAGAGGTAAAACTAAACTTACACAACTATATTCCTTTACTGACAAAGACGGAAGTAAAACTACTAACTACAAAAAAGGTAAAAAAGAAAAAATATCTAAAGGCAAAAAAGCTGAGAGAGTTTACAAAAAAAAGAGTGCACAAATTGAAAGACAGTCAAACAGGTTTGATAAAAAAACAAAGCGTTTGGTAGCAAGACGAGTTAAAACAAAAAAGTAATGGCAACACCTAGAAAGGGAAAGGCAAAAGTAAAAGTAACTAAGTCCGGAAAAAAAATTAGCTATGGTCAAGCAGGTAAAGCTAAGGGAGGGGGACCTAGAGTAAAGCCGGGTACATCTAAAGGTGATAGTTATTGTGCTAGAAGCTTAGGTATTAAAAAGAGATTATCTGCTAAAAAAAGAAACAACCCTAATACTCCAAATAACTTGTCTCGTAAAAGATGGAAATGTGTAGGAGCTAAGTCAAAAAAATAAAACAAAATTAATTGTATATTTGTAAAACTAATTAACTACTATGACCAAAATTAAAAGGCAATATAAAAGATCTGTAAGAAGAGCAAAAAACAGTGCGGGCAAAAAACCCAAAAAAAATGATATGGTTGGTGGTAGCTATTATGCTTTAAACTCTAAACGATCAGGCAAAGGAAAAGGAAAAGGTGTAGTAAAAAAAGTAGCTAAAGGTATTGCCGGTGGAGCAAAAAAAGTAGCTAAAAAAGTTGTTGAAAAAGTTAGCAATAAAATTGATGAAATAGGTGTTAAGAGAATGACAAAAAAAATTAACAAGAGAAACGGGGGAGGCTCTAATACAAAATCAAAAAACCCTAGGTTTTTATAAATAACAAATAGAAAAATTATGACACAAGGATATAACGCAAGATTAGATGAATCAATGGGAATGAGAAACGGAAAAAAATCTCAATCAATGAAGTCTCGTAGAGACGAAAGTAAAGGTATGGAAAAAGCTATGGGTAAAAAAGCTTATTCAGGTAATAAAGGTTCTGCACAAGGTCCTCATCACGATAACAATTTAAAAGTTGTAAAGCACAATTTTTAATGGGGAAAGTTTTAATTAAGTTAGGAGTTTTAATTCAATCTATTTGGATTAAATTTCAATGCAAATGGAATTGGATAGTTTCTAAACTTATGTTTAGTGTAAGTTCTTGTCCAAATAAATTGTGCACTTGTAATAAATAAAAAATATGGCATTAAAAAGAAATTTTAGAAGCAAAACAAAGTCAAAAACAAAAAGCAATAAAATGGCAGGCTATGGTGCGGGAAAACCTGTAGTTGTTAAGAAAAAAGTAAAAACTAAAACAAATAAGAAAACAGGTGTTTCAACTACTAAAACTAAAACTGTTACAAAAAGCAAAGGTAATAGAACAGTTGTAAAAAAGAAAGCTACCAAAAACACAAAAAAAACAGCAAACAGACCTGCGTCATTAATTCAAAAAGGAATTTCTAAAGCAAGAGCAGACTTGAAAAATAAAAATGCATCAAAAGCAGAAAAGGAAAAGATAAAAAAAGAAATGCAAATGGTCAAAAAAATGAATCCCATCCCCCCTAAAAAATTATCAGGAATTTAAAAAAATATAAACAAATGTCAAAAAAGAAAAAATCCAATTTATTTAATAAGTCTTCTGAAAAATTAATGAATAAGGCATATAAAAAATTAGATAAAGGAAAAAATAAAAGAGCAAATAAAATATTAGGTAGAGCAATTAAAAAAATGTAAACTAAATGAAATCAAGAGGATTGGGTGATACTGTAGAAAAAATTACTACGGTGACAGGTATAAAAAGAATTGTAGAAAAGGTAAGTGAAATAACAAAAAAACCTTGTGGATGTAACAAAAGAAAGGACGCTTTAAATGAAAAGTTTCCTTATAATAAGTAAAAACTATGGCAGCAAATAAAATACAGGGACAACAAGCGTTAAATATATTCCCATCAGAATCAGCAAATATTCCTTACCCTGTAATAACACATAAAGGAGTGTCGGGAACTGTATCATCTATGAAGTTAATTTCTTCAGCAGGAGATCCTTTTACTGATCCAAACACTATTGTTTATGCAGGAGACATAGTAGTGAATACGACTACAGGAAAATCTTGTACTGTACTTACAGTAGATAGTGGATCACAATTGTCTTTAAATGCAAATTTTTTTCAAACTGCAGGTCAAAATTATATTATTTATTCTGCTTCATCAGTTTTAAATTTACAAGACGCAAATAATGGATGTGTTTTGTATATAGGTTCAACAGGAGACGTGATGGTAGATACAGTTGCAGGTAGTACTGCCACAAGAAAAGTTCTTTTTACAAGTGTTCCTGTAGGGTTTTTCCCAATACAAGTTACAAAGGTTTATGAAGAAGGTACAACAGCTTCTAAAATTGTAGCAATTTGGTAATATGAGAACATTAACAATAGGCATAACAATAAGAATATGAAAGATTATTACACAACAACATCAACTGCCGGTGATAATGTTGAAATTATTTACAAGTATAATAATGGTAAGTAGTTGGATGGGAGACATTAAAATGTATTTACTAAACGTAAGTACTCTTGCGATTTCAATGTCGCATATAGATATGATATTAAAAATTGTTCTGCTTGTGTTCTCTATAGGATATACTGCACAGAGATGGTGGATGCTAAATAAAGAAGCTACTAAAAAAAATGAAGATTGACAAACTTATAATACATTGTTCTGCAACAAGAGAAGGGCAACATATATCATTAGAAACTATAAAAGATTGGCACGTTAATGGTCGTGGGTGGAGTAATGTGGGATACCATTATATTATTTACCTTGACGGAACAATAAAAAAAGGAAGAGCAGACAATATTCCGGGTGCTCATTGCAAGGATTTTAATAGAAAAAGTTTAGGAATTTGTTATGTGGGAGGAGTTGAAGAAGACGGTAAAACTCCAAAAGACACAAGAACTACTAAACAAATAGATAGTTTAGAATCTTTACTTTTAACATTAAAAGCAATTCATACAGACAGTACGGTTCACGGTCACAGAGATTTTTCAAATAAAGCTTGTCCAAGTTTTGACGCAACTGAAGAATATTCTTATATAAGCGAAATGCAATATGAAAAAGATAATTGAATTTTTTGGAGGTAATGTTGTAAAAGATGTCTTGTCAGGTCTTGACGGATTGTTCACATCAAAAGAAGAACAGATTAAAGCAGAAAATGTAATTAAAAAAATTCTTGCAGAAAAAGAATTAGAATTACAAAAAATGCAAACAGAAATTATAGTAACAGAAGCAAAAGGAAATTGGATTCAAAGAAGTTGGAGACCCGTCTTAATGTTAGCTTTTGGATTTATAGTAATTTACGTAAAATTTATAGGGCCTTTATTTAACTTAAGAATACCTGAATTAGAAATGGAGTTTTGGGAGTTATTAAAAATAGGAATAGGTGGTTATGTAGTAGGTCGTAGTGCTGAAAAAATATCTAAAAATATCACCATTAATAAAAAATAAGTCTTCAAATATTTTGCTTAACTTTGCCATAGATAAAACCACTTTATAAATGGCAAGAATATCAACATACGCATTAGATACAAATTTAGTAAAAACTGACAAATGGATAGGGACAGATGTTAATGGTAATAATGCAACTAAAAACTTTTCTTTAGACTCTGTAGCAAATTGGTTAAATACAACTGCAGCAATAGATAGTCAAACAATTAGATTTAAATATCAAGCTGATGCTCAGGATAATGGAGTGGATGAAAGAAAAAAAGGCTCTTTATCTTTTAGTCCAAACATAGGCAATACAGTTCCTTTTTCAAGTATTACTGATTTTGTATTAAGTGCCTATTCTTTAAAATATGCAAGTCAAACTAGTTCTCCTGACATTTCAAGTTTTTATACTACTCCATTAATTGACTCTTATGTTTTTATTAGTAAAACAGATGATATAAGTATTTATGGAATATATTTATGGAACTCAGCAGCTTTAAAACAAAACACAACTAACTTTTGGGACATTGGTTTATCATTAGTCGCTTCTAGTGGAGACTTAGAGAACACTAAAGATTATTTTATATCTTTGTTAACGTATGATCCATCCAAAACAGGAGGAGATAGAACTTTTATTTTTGATCAAGGAATTCCTGCTACAGTTTGGGATATACAACATAACTTATTAAAATTTCCTTCAGTATCTGTAGTTAATTCATCAAATGAATCAGTTATATGTACAACGGAATATATAGACAATAAAAACGTAAGAGTATCGTTTAGTGCTGCTTTTTCAGGAAAAGCATATCTAAATTAAAAAAAAACACTATGGCAATAAAATTTTTAGACGCAATTGATTTAACAGGATTAGAGTTAAATAATGTAAGAGCACAAAATAATCCCGGAGTTCCCGCAACTGCACTTGGAGAAGGACAATTTCTTTTTGACTCAACTGCAAAAACCTTAAAGTATTGGAACGGTAGTGCTTGGATAGAATTAGACGGACTTGGCGGAGTAGAGTCTGTAGTTACTACAGATGGATCTTTTATTAATTTAACCCCAAATGCTGCTGCAACAGGAGCAGTAACTGTGACTGCGGACCTAAGTGCAACGGGAACTCCAAGTGGAACTACTTATCTAAGAGGTGATAATACTTGGGCAACTATTATTTCAGGATTTTCAGGATTTTCAATAGATGGAGACAACACTTCTCCACAATCTATTTCAAACGGAGCTACTGTCCTTGTGCTAGGAGGGGTGGGAATTGGTACTGTATCATCAGCAACTGACACAATAACAGTAAATTTTGATGCTTGCTCATTAGGTGTTCAGGCTTCAGGTATAGTAAATAGTGATTATTTAGTAGGATGTTTTGGAGAAGGAACAACAGCTAAGGTAGCTATAAAAACTATGTCTTTAAGCTTATTTGGTGCTCCTACATCAGACATTGATATGGGAGGTTTTCAGGTCTCTAATATTAATCAAACACCGGTAGCAGCAAGTGATGCAGCTTCAAAAAATTATGTAGATACAACATTTGCAGGGTCAGGAGCTTTAATATTTCAAGGTGGATATAACGCAACAACTGCAGCACCAACAGGTGCGGCAATTAAAAAAGGATTTACTTACGCAGTAACTGTTGCAGGAACAGGAAGTCCTGCAGGATTTTGGAATCCTACTTTAGAAGTTGGTGATTTAATTATTGCCGAACAAGATAACCCTACAAGTGCAGCAAATTGGACAGAGATTAACAAGAACATTGATGTTGCTACCGATATCGTTCAAGGTATTGCTAACTTCCCAACTGCAGGTGGATTAAGCGTATCAGCAGGAGCAGTAAGTTTAGCAAGTTCAGGAGTAACTGCAGGTGCTAAAGGAAGTGCAAGTAAATCAGCTACAGTAACAGTTGATGCTAAAGGTATTGTTACTGCATTGACAGATCAAGATATTTCAATATCGGCAAGTCAAATATCAAGTTTTTGTACAGAGGTTGAATCTTGTGTAGCCGCAAGAGAGTATACTGAAATTATTGGTGGTGCTGCTTCTATAGATGTAACACATAATTTAGGAACTCTTAATGTAATGGTTCAAGTTTATGAAAATTCAGGATCTTATCAAAATGTAGAAGTTTCTATAGGTAGAAAAAATACAAATACTGTAAATATTGTAACTGCAGTTGCATCAGGAGAAAACTCTTTAGTTTGCTTAATTTCAAAAATAGGAGCATAGCAAATAAATAAATTATGGCAATAAAATTTTTAGATCAACTAGATGCGGCTGCTTATACAGCTACAGCAACTGCAGTTGGAGCAACGGCAATAAACCCAAATCAAAACTTCTATCCTTCCGGCACAGGTTCAGATACTACAACAGATTTAGCGGTTGATCAAACAGGTAACGTAGTGAGAACAACTCAAGAAGCAACTTGGAAACTAACTAGAGCTCAAGTGGATGCTTTAACAACTTCAGCAGCAGGCACTACGTTAATAAGTGCACCGGGATCTGCAAATTTATTTATAATAATAGAAAAAGTAACTTTTTTAATACTGTTTTCTAATAATGGTAATAAAATGTCAGCAACTCAACAGTATCAGATATTGCAAGATGGTAATGTAGCTGATGAAATTGCTGTAATAAACGGTAACAGAATAAACGATATTGCATTTTCGGGTGGAGAGGAAGGGCCTGTTTCCGGAATATACGAGCACGACACCGGATATTCTACTTTAAACAGAACTTATAATCCAAATAAAGCAACGACAATAAGAAGATTAAATACAAGTGCTTTAAATACAGCTATTACTACAATGAGTATCAAAATGAGGTATAGGGTTTATGATATAGCAACATTTTAAAAAAAATATTTGTATCTTTGAAGTCTAATAATAACTTAAATAAAATATAATGAGCAAAAAAAAACAACTAACAGAAAATGAATTAAAAAAAGTTCAATCAATGTTGAACGCATTTAATCAATTAAAAATGAAACTAGGCGATATTGAATTATCTAAAAACGAAGTTATGGATAGTGTCAGTATTTTAAAAAAAGATTACGTAATAGTTGAAAAAGAATTAGCTGAAAAGTATGGTGAGAATTCTCAAATTGACATAAAAACAGGAGCTGTTACGGACAAAATTAAAGAAGAGAAATTAGAAAAAGTATAAAACAAACAAAATGGCAAAAATAAGTACATACGCAATTGATGCACAACCTACCTTAGCTGATAAAGTAATTGGTACAGAAGTGGATAATCACTTAATTACTAAAAACTATACTATAGGAGACATCATAGCGTTAGTTCCGGGAGGAGGCTTAAGTGTACAGTCATTAAATTCCTTGACAGGAGCCTTAACTTTAACGGGTACAGGTGGAATTACAATAACTGAAGATGCTACCAACGGAACCATTACTATTGACGGTGGTGGTTCAGGAGGTAGTGGAGTTTCAGGTATTACAAGCGGAAGTGACACGGCTACAGGTGGAATTATTTTTGAAGGAAGTGGTGTTTCGTATAGTAAAGACACAAACACGTTTACATTTAGCGGTGGATCAGGCGGGGGTATTACAAGCATTACAGGGCCGGGAGGTTCAGTAACAGGTGCTATTACTCTTACGGGCCCCGGCATTTCTCAGAGTGGAAACACATTTACATTTAGTGGCGGAAGTGGAAGTTCGGGAGGTCCTGAAAATTCAGTTCAAGTAAATAAAGGTGGTGGTTTCGATGGGTATAATTGGGTTACTATTGATCCAACTTATTACTGTGTAGAGTTAGGAAATAAAGCTTCAATTAGCGGAAAAATAAATTTATTTAGTTCTAGTGAGGGCGAAAATCCTTCTGCAGGTACTGTACGTTGGTATGATATTTCTACTAACACAAAATATGTAGGTATTATTCCTCCAAATGCTATATCAGATGAAGCTTCTAGTTATGATATTGCATTACCACCAACTCACCCTACAGATGAGCAAGTTATTTCAGTAGTAAAAGGATCAATATCAAGTCCTTATTTAACCGAATGGAGAACTATAACTTCAGGAGGTAGTGGAGTTTCGGGTATTAAAAGTGGAAGTGACACAGCTACAGGTACAGTAGAATTTGATGGTGGTGGAGTTAATTATAATTCAACTACTAATAAATTTACATTTAGTGGAACAGGTAGTGGAGTTTCAGGCATTATAAATGGAAGTAACACAGCTACAGGCGGAATTACTTTTGCAGGAAGTGGAGTTAGCTACAATTTAGGAACAAACACGTTTACATTTAGTGGTGGAAGCGGAGGTGGATCAGTTAATAGTGTTCAAGCAACCGGTACTGTAAGTGGATTGTCTTTAAGTTTAGGAGGAACTGCGACAGATCCTATAGTAACATTAGGCGGAACATTAAGTTTAACAAGTTCACAAATAACAACGGGATTAGGATTTACTCCTTATAATTCAACTAATCCTTCTAATTTTATTAATCAAATAACTACAACAGGTACTTCGGGGCCTGCAACTATTTCAGGAACTACAATTAATGTTCCACAATATACACCTAGTTCAGGTGGAATTACAGGTATCACAGGACCGGGAGGTAGTGTTACAGGAGGTGTAACATTTACAGGAGGTGGCATTTCTCAAAGTGGAAATACATTTACATTTAGTGGAGGTGGCTCAAATCCGGGAGGAAAGGTCAAAGATGTTCAATTTCACGGTACAGGAGGTGTTTTTTCGGGTGATGATTCTAATACTTATTTTAGAGGAACTAATTTTTCAGAACATACTTTAGGTAATCCGGGAGGCGAAAGTGCTAAGATAGCAGGACAATTAACTCTATTAACTAACGCTGCCGGAGAAGCAAACAGCTATGGTAATGTAAGTTTACAACACCAAGGCGGAAATTTTGTTAGTTTAGCAGGAAGCACTCTTGATGCAACAGGAAGTAATTATTTTCTTCATTTTCCTCACCAACTGCCTGAAGCTAATAATAGTATTTTACAGTCAAATTCACAAGGACAGTTAGAATGGATTAGTACTCCTTCAGGTGGTGGCGGAATTACAAGTATTACAGGTCCTTCAGGAGGAGTTACAGGAGGTGTAACATTTACAGGAGCAGGTGTAAGTCAAAGTGGAAATACATTTACATTTAGTGGTGGCGGAAGTGGTACAAACAATTATTTAACAGGAGCATCTTATAATGACGCTACAGGATTAGTAACTTACACAAGACAAGGACTTGCTAATATTACCTCTACCGGTGATATGAGAACTAGTTTTGTGGAAATAGGTAGAATTAGTACAATGCAAGCGGTTAGACCGACCGTAAATCAAGATAATAAAGTTCGTTTTGCCCCAACAGGTACTACAACAAACATTGGTGCATCATCTTATGGGGTTACTCAAACAACCGGTGGAACGGATTCACAAGGTACTGTAATAACTTTTGGTAATCCCGGAACTTATTGGATACAAACTACTGTATATGTGTTAATTCCAACCCAATTTATGACGATGAATTCTAGACCGGCTTCAGGGAATGCCGGTGGCAACCCCGCTTTAGGAATGACTAGTTGGGATGCATCGCAACTTCCTGTTGGAAATCCTGTCGGTGCAGCTCAATCAGCGTTTGCAGGTACTGTTCAAACTGTATCGGAGACAATACCCATTAAAGGTAAAATGTTTTTTGGAGAAATTGTTAATGGTGCTCTTCTTGGTTCAACTAAAGTTATTACAGTACACCCTCAAGGGGAGTTTGCCGGAGGTGGTGCTTATGGAGGCAGCAATGACCCTTATGCACCGGACACTTATGCAAATCAGTTTTCTATTAAAACAACAACAGCAAATGAAACATATTATTTAGCTTGTTTTCAACCTAATGATCCTGTTGGACAATTTCCGGTTCCTCTTGTTAATCCTGCCAACACAGCAACACCAATGCAGTTTAGTTCAATAAATATGACTCCAACAGGAAGTTCTATTTTAACTCAGCCTGCATCTGCTGAATTAATTGTATCAATTCTAACATAGTGGATATAAGAAAAATTTCTATAGGTCCTGATTATAAGTCAGGTGCTATGCATTATTTAGTAGGACAAGAAATATTAGGAGGAAATTATAGAATTCATTTAATTAAATTTGACTATGACAAAGACTCTATTGTTATATATATACAACAAGATGATGAGGTTTTGTTGTGGAAAGAATTCACTTCTATGGTTCCAATATCAATAGAATATAATATAAACTTTTAAGATATGAAAACATTAAAACCTTATTTTACAGGAGCAAATAAAGCTATGGGTGGAAAGCCTGAGAAGTTTGGATTCCCATCAAATAAACAAATACAAAATAGTGTTTACGCAAAGGTTAAAAAATAAAATGAATATAATTTTACAAGCAGAGTTAGTTTCTGAATTAGCAGTTATAGAAAAAAAATTACAAAATAAAGACTTAAATTGGGAAGAAACTCTTAACTTAAAAGATGCTTCACATAATATTAAAATGAAATTAAATGGAGTTAAGCCTACAGATTCTCATATGGACTGTATAGGTTGTGGCTCATAAAATAAAAAATGAAATCACCTTTCTCATTTATTGTTAAACCTATAGAAGGAAAAAGGTATAACAATACCAAAAAAATTGGCAATATTGACTTTATTGTTAGTACTTCTATAGAAGACCACAAATTTTCAAACAGATATGCAGAAGTTTTAGAACTACCTATAAGCTATAAAGGATCTATAGAGGTAGGAGATACTTTATTGGTTCATCATAATGTTTTTAAATATTACAATGATATTAAAGGAAATCAACAAAGTGGAAAAAGTTTTTTTCAAGATAATAAGTTTTTTGTAGAGTTAGACCAATTTTTTATGTATAAAAATAAAAATGGATGGAATGCTTATGACAAATATTGTTTTGTAGAACCTGCTGAAGTAGAAGATTCATATATATATAAGCCTATTTCAAAAGAACCTTTATTAGGTATTATGAAATATCCTAATGAATATTTAAAAAAACAAGGGATAAAAGAAGGGACTAAAGTTTCTTTTAAACCTGAAAGTGAATATGAGTTTATTATTGACGATAAAACTTATTACAGAATATATGATCATCAAATAACCTTATCATTATGAGTAGAGAATGGGATTGGATGGATTATGAAGAATTTGATGACGTTCCTTTAAAAAAAACAAAACGTATAAAAAATGAAATCAAGAGAAATAAAATTAAAAATAATAGAAGCAGGGTACAGGGCGGTGGAGCAACTAATAAAAGTTTCCAAGGAAGCGATTATTAAACACGATCCTGAAGATGACATATCAGCAGATAGATTAAAAAATGCTGCGGCTACTAAGAAACTAGCTATATTTGATGCGTTTGAAATATTAAATAGAATTGAAAGTGAAAAAGAAGCTTTAGATGCTGTTGAAAAAGGACCTAATAGAACAGATACAAAACAAGGATTTGCAGAAAGAAACTCAAAATAATATATATACATTATTAAGTAATGTTGTTTCTAATAGTGTTTTATCTAATAAAAATAAAGCAAGTTCTTGGAAATATGGATATAATGAAAAGTATGACTTTGTAGTAATATCTAAAACAGGAAAAATTGGTAAAGTAATTGATTTACAAGGTTTTAAAATAGCATTGCCATTAGAACCTAAAAAATCCTATTCACGTAACAAATCCAAACCTGAACAATATTGGGAAAGAAAAGAAATTCCAAAATCTTTAAGTAAAATTCAATCTATATTTCAATGGAATGATATGTCTACTGAGTTTAAAAATCAATGGGTTGATTATATAGAAGAAGAATTTGACAGAAGAGAGCAAGGGATGTGGTTTATGTCAAATGGAGTTCCTACCTATATAACAGGTGCTCATTATATGTATCTTCAATGGACATCTATAGATGTGGGTTATCCTGATTTTAGAGAAGCTAATAGATTATTGTTTATTTTTTGGGAAGCTTGCAAGGCTGATACTCGTTCTTTTGGAATGACTTATTTAAAAATAAGACGTTCAGGATTTTCTTTTATGAGTTCGTCTGAATGCGTTAACACAGGAACTTTAGCTAAAGACTCAAGAATAGGTGTTTTATCCAAAACAGGTTCTGATGCTAAAAAAATGTTTACCGACAAAGTAGTTCCTATCGCTAACAGATTACCCTTCTTTTTTAAACCCATTCAAGATGGTATGGATAAACCAAAAACAGAATTAGCTTTTAGAATACCGGCCTCTAAGATTACTAAAAAAAATATGTTTGATTTAACAGACGATGAGCTATATGGACTAGACACTACAATAGATTGGAAAAACACAGATGATAACTCTTATGATGGAGAAAAGTTATTGTTACTAGTTCACGATGAAAGTGGAAAATGGATCAAGCCAAATAACATATTAAACAATTGGAGAGTTACAAAAACTTGTTTAAGATTAGGTAGTAAAATAATAGGTAAATGTATGATGGGGTCTACTTCAAATGCATTATCTAAAGGAGGTGGTAATTTTAAAAAATTATATGAAGATTCTAATATAAAAAAAAGAAATGCAAATGGTCAAACTAAAAGTGGACTATATA